GACTTACCATGTATCTCGTGCGGAACGCTCACGTCTGCTCAGTGGGATGCCGGACATTACCGGACAACTGCTGCGGCACCTCAACTCCGGTTTGATGAACGCAATATTCACAAGCAATGCGTGGTGTGCAACCAGCACAAAAGCGGAAATCTCGTTCCGTATCGCGTCGAACTGATTAGCCGCATCGGGCAGGAAGCAGTAGAGGAAATCGAATCAGACCATAACCGCCATCGCTGGACTGTCGAAGAGTGCAGGGCGATCAAGGCAGAGTACCAACAGAAACTTAAAGACCTGCGAAACAGCAGAAGTGAGGCTGCATGAATATCTACGAAAGAATTGATGGCAGCAAATACCGAAATATTTGGGTAGCTGGCGACCTGCACGGATGCTACACGAACCTGATGAACAAACTGGATACGATTGGATTCGACACCAAAAAAGACCTGCTTATCTCGGTTGGCGATTTGGTTGATTGTGGTGCAGAGAACGTTGAATGCCTGGAATTAATCACATTCCCCTGGTTCAGAGCTGTACGTGGAAACCATGAGCACATGATGATTGATGGCTTATCAGAGCGTGGAAACGTCAATCACTGGCTGCTTAATGGCGGTGGCTGGTTCTTTAATCTCGATTACGACAAAGAAATTCTGGCTAAAGCTCTTGCCCATAAAGCAGAAGAACTTCCGTTAATCATCGAACTGGTGAGCAAAGGTAAAAAATATGTCATCTGCCACGCCGATTATCCTTGTGACGAATACGAATTTGGAAAGCCAGTTGATCATCAGCAGGTAATCTGGAACCGCGAACGAATCAGCAACTCACAAGACGGGATCGTGAAAGAAATCAAAGGCGCGGACACGTTCATCTTTGGTCATACGCCAGCAGTGAAACCACTCAAATTTGCCAACCAGATGTATATCGATACCGGCGCAGTGTTCTGCGGAAACCTCACATTGATTCAGGTACAGGGAGAAGTCGCATGGGTATAAGAGAGCTAAACCTCACCAAAGAGCAGCACGAGTGGCTGAATGGCTGGCTTGAACTGTGGGGCGCATGGGTTTATTCAGGTCGTCTGGAAAAGCGTATGAGCAGCGTAATAGCTAAGTTCATGGAGAGCGTAGAGCCGGGAAGAGTTATGACAAGGCCAATGTGCAATGATGATGATGGAATGTTGATTTCTCAGGTCGTCGATTCCGTCATGTACATTGACAAGAAAGCCTTTGGCATCCTCCTCAGCTACTACGCTCATGGTTCATCTAAGCGAGCAATTGCATCCTACTATCACGCGACTGCAAAGCCACGCAAGATGTGTGGACGTGGTGGCGAGGGATGGAGAAAACCTTCACTGGCAACCTGTAGAAACGAAATTGACGACATCCTGAAAGCGTCATTATTTGTTTTATACCAGCCAATGAAAAATGCTTTCAAAATGCGTAAACGTGTTGAGAAAGTTAAGCATCTTGCTGTTAAAGGCCTTGACATGCAATTATCCATTTAGCCATAATTAGAAGGTAAGCTGCCGTTAGTGACTCTTAAGTTGCAACGGTGGCTTTTTTTATTGGGGTCAGTCGTATAAAGGTCATTACGGAAGGCTGTTAACCTTCTTATCGTGGTTCGAGTCCACGCTGTCCCGCCAAATATGCTGGTTTAGCTCCAATGGCATAGTAATTGTCTTCTAAGCAATCGGTTACTGGTTCAATCCAGTACAACGCACCACCCTTATTTTTCCAGACTCGCTTTTGCGGGACTTTTTTGTATTTGCGCCACGTCTGGCGTTATCAACCACAGAGCCTTTCAGGAATAAGTTTATGGGATAGTCAGTGTGACTTCCTCCGTAGGCTGGTTACCCACTGGCGCAGGCTCTGCAGTTACCGCTGGAGCAGTACCTGTGGAAAGTGCACGCTTTGTGATGACTGCCATCATGTTGTTTCTGGTGGTGCAGTGGATTTCATCGGACGTCTGATGTCGGTACTGGCTGATGGTGTGCTGGTGCGTGGGATTGTGACATTGCAGTGGTCGGTGTTGAAAGAACCATTCTGAATAATGCTTGATTTTTTTGCTTACTGTTTATTAGAAATACTGCCGCATGGTGAATCCACCTGTGTTGATAGGTAATCTGTGGGCAGGAATATTGGGTAATCGCAGATTCAGGTGCTGATGCTGAATTCACCGGGGCGGACCCGGGCCATGCATACATAACAGTTGTAATTCCGATTGTCGTGTTCCTAGAGATTTTTGGCTGCGCATGGCGCAGCCTTTTTTTTGTAACCTGCCACTGGCAGATGTTAATTCTGTGATTTTGTTATGTTCCTGTTCCGGCCTTTTCTACTCTATTCCTGTTCATGGGAGAAACTCGATGTCGATTAATCGTTACGATATTGTGCAGGCAGCATCGCCATCAGATCTGGCGGACAAGCTCACGCAAAAACTGAAAGAAGGCTGGCAGCCGTTTGGTAGCCCTGTGGCCATAACTCCTTATACCCTGATGCAGGCGATTGCAGCAGAAGGTGATGTGGTGGTCAGTGGCACAACTGAGCCGGAGTGGTACTACGTGGTCGTGCTGGCCGGCCAGTCCAATGCCATGTCTTATGGTGAGGGTATTCCTCTTCCTGATTCATATGATGCGCCTGAGCCGCGTATTAAGCAGCTGGCACGTCGCAGTACGGTGACGCCTGGCGGAGAGGCATGTGTATTTAACGATGTGATCCCGGCAGATCATTGTCTGCATGATGTGCAGGATATGAGTGTGTTCAGTCACCCTGAAGCAGATTTAAGCAAAGGTCAGTATGGGTGTGTCGGACAGGGCTTACATATCGCCAAACGTCTGCTGCCGTATATCCCAAAAAATGCCGGGATTCTGCTGGTTCCCTGCTCCCGTGGCGGTTCAGCATTTACAGCAGGGGCGGATGGTACATTCAGTGAAGCTACGGGGGCCAGCCAGAACTCTGCGCGCTGGGGAGTGGGTAAGCCGTTATATCAGGATCTGATACTGCGTACAAAAGCGGCACTGGAGAAGAATCCTGAAAATGTTCTGCTGGCGGTATGCTGGATGCAGGGTGAATTCGATATGACAAACGCTGGCTATGCCCAGCAGCCTGCAGCATTCCAGTCGATGGTGCAGCAGTTCCGCAGCGACCTTGCCGGTATGGCGGCGCAGTGTCATGGCGGAAGCGCTCAAAAAGTGCCGTGGATTTGTGGTGACACCACATACATCTGGAAACAGAAGTACGCCACACAATATGAGGTGGTGTATGGCGCTTATAAAGGAAAGGAAGCTCAGAATATTTTCTTTGTTCCTTTTATGACAGATGGCAGTGGTGAAAACACGCCAACGAATGAGCCGACGGAAGACCCGGATATCGTGGCAGCCGGTTATTACGGGGCGGCATCCCGGACGTCGGCCAACTGGACGTCAGCAGACCGTGCGAGCCATTTCAGTGCCTGGGCACGACGCGGGATTATTGCTGACAGAATGGCATCGGCTATCCTGTCGCAGGCAGGGCGCTCACAGGCATTTATTGCTGGTGTAAAACCGGAGAACACTCCATCAGAAGGTGATTCATCCCTGAAATCGATATCGCTTCTGGCCTCAGCCGGCGATGTTGCTTCTCAGGGGTGGAGTATTACCGATGGCAGCGTTCAGTTATCGGATGGTGCACTGAGAATTGTCAAAGAGAGCGGTAAAAGCTGGACATTGTCGCATCCTGTGACGGATGCATCCTTACTGCTGAGCCGGGGAGGAAAGCTGACCTGTAAGTTCCGTCTTACCGGTGCACTGACCAACAATCAGTTCGGGCTGGGGCTTTATCTGTACACAGACGCTCCCGTTCCTGATGGTGTGACGATGACGGGGACCGGTAATCCGTTCCTGATGTCGTACTTCACTCAGACCACTGACGGCAAACTGAATCTGATGCACCACAGGAAGTCAGGAAACACGAAGCTGGGGGAATTCGGGAACTACAGTAACGACTGGCAGACGATGGAGCTGGTGTTTACAGCCGGCAGTGCAACGGTTACCCCGAAACTGAATGGTGTGGCAGGTTCATCATTCCAGGCCATAAAAGACGTTCTGACTCTGGGACTGAATGCGCTGACGTTGACGGATGTTACAAAAAATGCCGCATATGGCGTTGAGATAGAAAGCCTGGTGCTGGAGATAAATGCACTGGCATCATAATGAAAAAAAGAGCCAGCGACTGACCAGAAAGCAGACGCTGGCTAAAAGGCCTTGTATGTTTTGGGAGACGTATTTTTCACAGACAGCAATGATGCCTGTCAATATATTATTAATATGCGGATTGTTTCAGTTACAGATGCTTTATTAAGTTTAAAAAACAGCCAGCACTGACTTTCGTCGGAGAGGTGCTGGCTAAAAATGGTAGTTGCATGTCATTCGATACTTATACCTGACAGTACATTTTTTGGCAGACAGTGACGGATGTTGTCAATATATTGTGTTATTTATAACCTGAAGCAGGGAGTCAGGAATGTTATCAGGCGTTTTTAGCAGAGACTGAATGACATAATTACGGTTCCAGGCGGTTGCCGTCAGTTGGTTACACTGGCGGCTTTTTTGTTTCCGGTCACTTTCATTTTCTGCTGGCAGAGACATATATCAGATGGAAAAAATCACAACGGGCGTTGCTTACGGCACATCTGCCGGCAGCGCTGGCTACTGGTTTTTACAGTGGCTTGATCAGGTCAGTCCGTCACAGTGGGCTGCGATTGGAGTGCTTGGAAGCCTTGTGTTGGGCTTTCTCACCTATCTGACAAATCTGTATTTCAAAATCAGAGAAGACAAGCGTAAGGCTGCGAGAGGTGAATAATGCCTCCATCATTACGAAAAGCCGTTGCTGCTGCTATTGGTGGCGGGGCTATTGCTATAGCATCTGTGTTAATCACTGGTCCGAGTGGTGACGATGGTCTGGAAGGTGTCAGCTACATACCATATAAAGATATCGTTGGTGTATGGACTGTATGTTACGGGCACACCGGAAAAGACATTATGCCCGGTAAAACGTATACCGAAGCAGAATGCAAAGCCCTCCTGAATAAAGACCTTGCCACTGTCGCCAGACAAATTAACCCGTACATCAAAGTCGATATACCGGAAACAACGCGCGGCGCTC